AACTTTGCTTTGGAAATCAATTTCACGTAAATGAGAATGGATTTAATATTAAATCTACTGGTTTTAAAATTGCATCTGAACCAGACACTGTTTATTTGACAGATGTTCCAAATTCAGATATGAAAACAGGAACATTATCTGTTGTTAAAAATTTAAGTAATGGTTCGGTAAGAGTTGTTTCAAAATCTGCTGGAATTGTGGATTATGTGAAAGGAGAAATTAATTTATCGACAATTAATATAGTATCAACATCAAAACCAAATAATATTATTGAGGTTCAGGCATTCCCAGAATCTAATGATGTTGTTGGTCTAAAAGACCTTTATTTAAATTTAGATATTTCCAAAAGCAAAATAAATATGATAAAGGATGTTATTTCTTCTGGTGATGAAATTTCTGGAACAGTGTTTACCAGAGATTATTATACGTCAAGTTATTCAAACGGAAATTTAATTAGAGAGTAATATGATACAAACTGGATTTGAATCTAGAGTAAAGATTCAAGATATTATTGCAAATCAATTACCCGATTTTATTTTGGATGAAAGTCCAAAAACAGTTGATTTTTTAAAGCAATATTATATCTCCCAAGAGTACCAGGGTGGTCCAGTTGATATTGCAGAAAATCTCGACCAATATATTAAATTAGATAATTTAACTCCAGAAGTAGTAGTAGGTAGTACAACTCTTGTTTCTGCAATAGATTCTGATGATGATATAATTAATGTTTCCAGTACTAAAGGATTTCCCAATCAATACGGTTTATTAAAAATTGATGATGAGATCATTAGTTATACTGGATTAACAACAAATACTTTTACGGGTTGTATTCGTGGATTTAGTGGTATTACAAGTTATCATTCGGATCTAAACCAAGAAGAATTAGTATTCACACAATCAGTGTCTGCAGCACATGATGCTAATTCAAAAATTCAAAATTTAAGTTCACTATTTTTAAAAGAATTTTATAAGAAATTAAAATATACCTTTGCTCCAGGATTTGAAGAAAGAGTTTTTGATTCAAATTTGAATGTTGGCAATTTTATCAAAGAGGCAAGATCTTTTTATGAGTCTAAAGGAACCGATGAATCGTTTAGAATTTTATTCAATGTTTTATATGGAGAAACTCCTAAGATAATTAATTTAGAAGATCAATTAATAAAACCATCTGATGCAGAATTTATCAGAAGAGAAATTGTAATTTCCGAGGCAATATCTGGAAATCCCCTAAAATTAGCTGGTCAAACTATATTTAAAACCAATGATACTTCTACAAAAGCATCAATATCCTCAGTAGAACCTTTTACAAGAAAAGGAATTCAATATTTTAAAATATCTTTATTTGTTGGGTATGAAGACAATACCTCTATTGAGGGTACTTTTACAATCACTCCAAGTACAAAATGCTTGGAAACTGTGGAAGTAGGTTCATCTATCATTTCAGTAGATTCAACTATTGGTTTTGATAAGAGTGGCACAATTAGATCTGGAAATAATTTAATATCTTACACTGATAAAAGTGTTAATCAGTTTTTGAATTGTTCTGGGATAACGGAACAGATTTTACCGACAGATAATATTATTTCAACAACAGGAACATATTTTGGATATGAGGATGGTGATCTGTCCAAGAAAGTTGAGTTGCGGTTAACAGGAGTATTATCCAACTTTGTTCAAAAATCGGAATTTGTTTCTGTTGATGAGGGACAAATTTTAACAGTAAAACATCTTGGTGATAATATTAAAAATCCAGAGCAAAACAAAACATATAAAGAAATTTTTGCAAATTCTTGGATTTATAACACTAGTTCTTCTATTCAAATCGAATCAATATCTGGATCTACTGTTGTTTTAAGAACAACTGTTGATAGATCGCAATTAAAAAAGGGAGATTTGATAGAAATTATCGATAATTCTACAAATCAAGTTGTATATCCAACACTTATTACAGATATACCATATGTTGATACTGAAATTTCTGTAAATTCTACGACAATATCATTGTCAAATTTTAATTTTGTTTCAGATTCGGAAAAAACATACTCTTTAAGAAGAAAATTAAACAAGTCTAAAAGTACCTCAGTTCCTTTTAAATATGGAAATAACACTGTAATTTCAGATGTTCAAAATTTATATACTGATGGAAACTATGCTTATGTAGCTTCCAATTCACTTCCATCATATGGAAATGGATTTACCAATTTTTACAATTATGAATTAACGAAATCTTTAAATCAAGCAAATATTACTCCAGGATCTGGCAGTTTAATCGATCAAGATCCCTCAACAAATTTATATACAACAATTTCTTTTGATAATCCTGTTCCATTTGTGACAGGAGAAAGAATTTTTTATGAACCTGCTTCTAGTCCATTAGTAGGATTAGAGACTGGTTCATACTATGTGGAAGTGTTATCGAATCCAAAAAATATAAAATTATACACTTCTTCTTCATTTGTAGGTGACGATGATAATTCTTTAAGATTTTCTTCTCCAATTTCTGGAATCGGGACACATAAATTTACTCTTTATTCCCAAAAATCCCAACAAATCGATTCTTCAAAAATATTAAAGAAATTTTCTTTATCTCCAAATATTAAAAGTGGAGTTTCTGAAAAAACTATTCCAGGATCAACTGGAATGCTAATCAATGGGGTTGAAATTTATAACTACAAGACATATAATAAAATTTATTATGGTCCGATCGAGTCTGTACAAGTACTGAATGGTGGAAAGGGATATGACGTAATTAATCCACCAAAAATAGAAGTATCGTCCAGTTCTGGAACTACTGCTCTGATTCAACCAGTTTTATCTGGAACAATAACTGATATATTCGTTGATTCTCAGAATTTTAATATAGATCAAGTTCTGTCATTAAATGTAACTGGAGGAAATATTGTTGGAGGAAAATTCGAACCAGTTTTAGTGAGAAGAAGGAGAGAAGTCTTTTTTGATGGAAGGCCAACTAGTAATGGTGGTGGTATAAGTACAACAACTTCACAACTGACATTTTTGTCTGATCACAATTTAAGTAATGGGGAAGAAATAATCTATAGAAATAATGGAAATTCTAATATAAGTATTGGTATTGGATTATCATCTTTAATTGACAATTCATCTTATTATGTGAAGGTAGACAATAATCAAACTATAAAACTTTTTAATAATTTTGAGGACTATTCTTCTGGTATAAACACTATTGGATTTGCATCCACCAGTCTTAGTGGCATTCATAAATTTTTAGTCGGAGATATTCAAAATACAATTTCTGAAATAAAAATTATTAATGGGGGAACTTTAATAAATAAAAAACTTTTAGTTAAACCCTCAGGAATATCTACAGCAAATCATACTGTTATTTTTAATAATCATGGATTTTTAAATGGAGATATTATTGAATATTCTTCTGTTGTTGGATTGGGATCGACTCAACCTCAAACAATTGTTGGTTTGACAACAACAAATCAATATTATGTTTTAAAAGTTAATAATGATTCGTTTAGGTTATGTGATGCTGGGATTGGTGGGACAATTTCTTCCAATTTTAATGAAAAAAATATTGTAAAATTTTCAACACAAGGAACTGGATATCAACAATTTAAATACCCAGATATACAAGTTTCTATAGAATTCAGTTCAGTTGGAGTTGGAACAACAACACAAACGCAAAATATAATTGCAACACCAGTGGTTAAAGGATCAATAGTAGATCTTCAACTGTATGAAGCTGGATCTGGATATGGATCATCAGTATTGAATGTCGAAAGAAAGCCCACTTTTACTATAAAAACCGGAAAAGAAGGACAGGTCGAGCCCATCATTGTTAACGGACAAGTTTCTGATGTAAATTTACAATTTGGTGGATTTGAGTATTTTTCAAATCCAGAATTAAAAGTCGTTGATCCTACTGGATCTGGTACAGGAGCAAAGTTGAGATCCATTATTTCTAATGGAAAAATCATTGATGTAAAGATTATTCAACCAGGAATAGGATATTCGACTTCAAGTAGGATTGATGTAGTTCCTAGTGGATCTGGGGCAATATTTGATTCCAGTATCAGATCATTGACTATTAATGAAGTTGAAAAGATTTCACCAAAACAATATGAAATCTTTAGAGATAATGATAATCAATTGCAATATTTTGTTTCAGGATACTATGAAGATTTGAGAAATTCTTTCCAAGAAAATGAAAGTGTTTTGTCGAAAATAATTGGATGGGCATATGACGGAAATCCAATTTATGGATCTTATGGGTTGATTGATCCTAATGATATAAATTCTGGAATTAAAACTTTAGCATCTGGATATACAAAAAATTCCTCTAATGTTGAAGATAGACCTTCTCTATCAGATTTTCCTCTTGGATTTTTTGTAGAAGATTACAAATATGATGGTAATGGAGATCTTGACAAGAATAATGGAAGATTTTCCAAAACACCAGATTTTCCAAATGGAGTATATGCATATTATGCAACTATAGATTCTGCAACAGGATCTCCAACATTCCCATATTTCATTGGGGATTCTTTCAGATCAAATACACTAGAAGAAAATCAAACGTTAAACCAAGAGTTTGATTTTAATAACTCAGATCTTATTAGAAACACTTTTCCATATAAGATTTCAGAATCTTTTGCAGATAATGATTTTATTATTGAAACTAATGAAATCAAAAGACAAAAAATATCTATAGAATCTGTGTCTGAAGGTCCAATTAATGGATTTGATATAATTAATCCTGGTGATAATTATAAAGTTGGAGACAAATTAACATTTGATAATTTAGACACGAATGGTGGGGGCATTGATGCTAGAGTATCTGCAATTAAGGGTAGAGTTATTAATGAAATAAACACAACTTTAGAAACATTTAACAATGCAATTTTTACGTGGGATGAAAATAGAGTAAAAGTTACTATTCTCCCATATCATACATTATTGAATAATGATTATGTTACAATATCAGGATTTAGTACATCCAATCTATCAAAGTTAAATAATACATTTAAGATAACATCTAATAATAATTTAAGTGTAGGATTAACTACTGCTATTGTCGCCTCTGGTGCAGCATCGACGGAAATATATGTATCAAATATTCCTACAGGAGTTTCTGCTGGCAGCACTATTGGAATAGGTACTGAGACACTACAAGTATTAAACGTATTTAAAAACAATAATATTTTAAGAGTTCAGAGAGGTCTACCAGGTACTTCTCATGAAGTTGGATCTTTAGTGTCACTTAAAAATAATTCATTTACTATAGATGCAAAACTAGATTATTTTAAATCTGAAGTAAATAAAAAAGTATACTTTAATCCTAGAAAATCTATTGGAGTAGGAACAATATCTGGAATTAGTAGTGATGTTTCTTTTAATTTTGGAAATCAAATAATTTATAGAAGCATTCCAACACAAAGAATTTATATTGAAGATCACCCATTCTCAACAAATCAGTTAGTTACATTGAATACCAATGGAAATAGCACTATTTCTATTTCTACCTCACCTTCAGGAACTCCATTCAACATACCTTCCACATTGTATGTTGTCAATAAATCTCCCAACACAATTGGAGTAAAAACTTCACTTACTAGCAATGAAGTTTTCTTTAGAACTAATGGAGATAATTCCGATGATTATTTGTTTGAAACTAATTTCGAACAAAAACTTGCTACCGTTAAAAAAATAAAATCGACAGTTTCAGTATCTACCTCTCATGGATTGACTGAGGGTGATACTATTACATTGAACGTAAAACCAAATCTTACTGTAGGTATTGGAACTTCATCGTCAGTTAAAATTTTAAGAAATTTAATTTCAAACTACCTGGAAGTAAATCCTGTTGGATTTAACTCTTTGGGAGTGAGCACCACTACAAACCAAATCCAAATACTTAATCATGAATTTAAAACTGGCGATAAAGTTAGATATAGTGGAAATGAAATAATTTCTGGATTATCAACAGATTTCTATTTTGTATATAAAGTAGATAGCAACAACATTAGTTTGTGTGAAACATATGTCAATTCACTACTAAATCCTCCCACAACTGTTAGTTTTGCATCTACTGGAGGATCTTCTCAAATATTATCATTGATTAACCCACAAATTAAATCTGTAAAAAATAATAATTTAGTATTTGATTTATCAGATTCATCTTTATCTGGATATGTATTTAAAATATACTATGATCAAGAATTTTCAAATGAATTTGTCTCCACTGGATCTACAAACAATTTCAGCATATCAGGAGTTGGAACAGTAGGAGTTTCTCCAAATGCATCATTGACTATTAATTACGATTCAGAAATTCCAGAAAAATTATATTATTCTTTAGAAAAATCTGGATACATATGCACTTCAGATAGTGACGTAAAAGATTACTCTGAAATTCTTTTTACCAAAAGTCAATATAATACAAATTATACAATTTCTGGAGTTGGCACCACTACATTTAGTATAAATCTCACAAGTGCTCCCGAAAAACTATCGTATACAAAATCTGAGTGCGATACTTTAGAATATACTACAACATCTACTTCAGCAAAAGGTCCAGTCAATAAAATTAATTTAGTTTCTGGTGGAGAGGGGTATAAGAAAGAACCAAATATCACTGGTTCAAACTCTGAAGAGGGTGAGAATTTATACTTAATTCCTAGATCCAAATCGATAGGAAATGTAAAAGAAGTTAGAATAATCAATCCAGGTTTTGAATATTCCTCAGATAAAACTTTAAGTCCTCAGGCATTTATATCTCCAAAAATTACACTTAAAGATTCAAATACTGTTGGAATTGTTACAGTAATTGATGGTGGAAAGAATTTCGTATCTGCACCACAAATTGTAGTAGTCAACAAAGATACAAGAGAAGTTGTTGACAATGGATTATTGAAATCTGTTTTAAATGGAAATTCAATTTCAAATGTATTGATTGAAGTTAGTCCAAAAGGAATTTCTGACGAATCTGCAGAATTATTTACAGTTAATAATACTAACGGAATTAGTATCAGAGAAGTTAAATCTTCAGCAACTGGAATATTTACATGTGTATTGACAACTCCTATTTCTGGATTTTCTATTGATCCCTTTGCCGTTGGAGACGAAGTTTTTATTGAAGGAATACAAAAATATAGTTCTGCTGGAGATGGATTTAATTCGGCTGACTATGGATATAAATTTTTCAAAGTATCAAAATATGAGAACAAATTTACTCCAGGTCTTATCAATGATCAAGTAACAATAAATGTCTCTGGTCTTACGACAAATACTGGAATTGCAAAGACAATTCAAGATGCTTCTGGAACTATTGTTCCTAAAGATGATTATCCAGTCTTTGATATTACAATTAAACCATCTGAGTTTGAAGTTGGGGAAAAATTAATCTCAAACAATATTGAAAGAGATTTAGAAGTTGTAAAATACGATGATTCTGCATCTATCAAAGTTTTTGGATCATACGATTTATCAAAGGGAGAGGTTATTACAGGAAAATCTTCAGGAAATGTTGCAACTATAGGAGATTTGATTCCATTTGAAGGAAAATTTGATGTCAGTTTTTCCACAAGAAAAAATGAAGGATGGAATAATGAGAACGGAAAATTAAATACAGATTATCAGGTAATTTCTGATAATGATTATTATCAAAATCTTTCATACTCAATTAAAAACACTCAACAATGGAAAGACATTAGAACTCCAGTTAATAGTCTAGTCCATCCTGTCGGGTTGAAAAATTTCTCCGACACTCAGATTATCTCCGATTCTGATGAAAACATTGGTCTTACAGAAAGTTTTAATGAAACTACGATAATTAAAGACTTTTTTGATGAAAAACGTGTAGATACAATTTACAATTTTGATTTTGTAAAGGATATAGATGTAATTGGAAGTAAGTCAAAGTTTTTAAAATTAAAAAATAAAAAACTTACAAATTATGTCGAAGTTGGATCAAATATTGTATTAAAAATTGATGATATCAGTGATCAATTCTCTAGTTCAGAATCTGAGCAAAATACTTATACGGACGTATTTGAAATTGATACATCAGAGTCTTATTCAACTTATCTTTTTAAGGTATCTGATATTAACAACACAGAGATACAATTAACAAATTTAACCATAGTAAATGATGATATTAATGAAAATTCTTTCATTTTAGAAAAACAATCATTGTCTAACGTTGGAACTGGATTGACTCATATTGACGATGAAGAATACGGAGTTTTTTCAATTGAGAGTGATAGTTTTGGAACCAATTATTTGAGATTTACTCCAAAAGATCCATTTAACACCGAATATAACTTAAAATATATTAAAAAGAAATTCATTACTGGTGTTGGAGTAGGAAAGTCTTTCGTAGGATTTATTGATTTAACTTCGAATGCTGAAGAAATTATTACAGGATCAGAATCTACATTAGTTGAACTTGATGCAAGCACGATATCCTCATTATATGTCACGAATCAAGTAATTCAGGAAAACACTAATAAAATTAATTTTGTTGAATTGTATGTGACTCATGATGGAACAAATACTAATATTGTAGAATACTATTTTGATACTACACCATTTAACAGATCTAGTGAACCAATTGGAATATTTACTTCATTTATTGACTCTGGAAATATATCAATAAAATATATAAATGATACTTCTTTTGACACCACAATTAAATCTAGAGTAGTTGGATTTGGTAGCACTTCTTTAGGAATTGGAACACATAGATTTAAACTAAATGGACAGCCTGCAGGAAACGAAAGATCTGCAATTTATCAGTCTAATTTCTCAGAAACATCTTCGGGTCTATCTACTTCAGTAATCTCCCTTAATAAAAATATATTTGATTCTGTAAAATCTTTAGTTGAAGTTAGTATTGGATCAACTAAATCTATCCATCAGGTTCTTTTAGTACATGACAATTCTAACATTTATTCTCAACAATCAGCATTTCTTTCGATTGGAAGTACATCTGGAATAGGAACTTTTGGGGGAGAATATTCTGGATCTAATTTTAGTTTGAAGTTTTATCCAGATGCGGGAATAACTGATAATATAAAAATTCTTTCATTTAACGAGTGTCTTTACACAGAAGTTGATTTTATAAATGATGCTCCCGATCTTCAGTTTGGAACATCAGTGGAAAGTGTTGAAACATCACAATACTTTGCATTAAATGGCAATAGAGTGAACAAAAAGAATTTTGTTTTAAGAAATGGTAGAGTTCCAATCTTTGCTAAGAAATTTGATCCATCAAATACTGATATTTTAAATTCATCAACTGGAACTTTTACAATAGAAAATCATTTCTTCAGTGAAAATGAAGAATTGATTTATACACCAAAATCAACATTTGTTGGTGTAGGATCTACTCCAATGGTATACAAAAATGGATCTATTAGTGATGCTTTACCATCTTCAGTATTTGTTGTGAATAAAACAGATAATACATTCCAAATATCTACAACAAGAGCAGGATCTGCTGTTACCTTTACATCTCTTGGTGAAGGAAATGCTCATCAGTTCGAAATGTCTAAAAAGAATGAGAAATCACTCATTACTATAGATAACGTTGCACAATATCCATTAATTTACACTAAGATTGAAACAACTTTATCTGGAAACGGTGGGGGAATTAGTACAGATGCTACTACATTTTCTTTGAGTGGAATTTCCACATTAAATCCACTCAACATTTTGAAAGTTGGTGATGAATATATGGAAGTAATAAATGTTGGTTTTGGAACAACAAATATTGGACCTATCACCAATACGGGGACAGAAACTTTAGTACAAGTTGATAGAGGATTTGTTGGATCCTCCGCAACATCTCACTCAGATGGAGATACTGTCCAGGTTTATAAAGGATCCTATAACATTATTGGAGATGAAATTTTCTTTACCAAATCTCCTAGAGGAAATGTTTTTATAACAAGAACAGAAAATAATCTGAAATTTGAAACTTCCGAATTTACTGGAAGAGTATTTTTAAGAAAAACATATGATAGTAATCAAATCTATGATGACATTTCTAATGAATTTACTGGGGTAGGAAGAACTTTCACTTTAACAGTTGGTGGAGCAAATACTATAGGAATTGGAACCACTGGAGGAAATGGTATCGTCTTTTTAAATGGAATATTCCAAACACCTACCACAGTAAATAATCCAAACAATAATTTTAGTATTATCGAAGACACCATTGCTGGAATATCTTCGATTGCATTTAGTGGAATTAGAACGGACATTACAGATCCAAATAGTATATTAGTATCAGAGTCAGATGTCAATCAAAATGAGATTCCAAGAGGTGGAATTATCGTTTCTTTAGGATCTAGTGGAGGTATTGGATATGCACCCCTTGCTGGAGCATCAGTTACTGCTATACTTAATGGTGGAGGTTCTATTGTAGGATTAACTACGGGAATAACTGGGGGAACTTTTGGATCTGGATACAATGGGATTGTATCGATAGGTGTAAGTGTTTATGAGAGTGATCACACTGGGAACGTAGCATCCATTGGAGCTACTGTTGGTGTAGGAGGAACTTTAATATTTACTATTAATGATGGTGGAACTGGATATACAAATCCAGAAATATTTGTATCTGAACCATCATACGAAAATCTTGAAGTTATTGGAGTTTCTAGAATTGGTATTGGAGCAACAACTGATAGTGGAATTGGATTGTTAATTGATATTGAAGTTGGTGCAAGTAGCACTACTGGAATAGGATCTACTTATTTTGAAGTTTCCAATTTCTCTATTAGTAGATCTGGATATTCATTTAGAAAAGGAGATGTATTCAAACCAGTTGGATTAGTGACTGATGGTAGATTATCCTCCCCAATTTCAGAATTTCAACTTACGGTTTTGGAAACATTTAGTGATAATTTTGGTGCTTGGCAGTTTGGTGAGTTTGATTTTATTGACTCTATTGTAAATTATCAGGATGGATCTAGGGTAAGATTCCCACTATTTTACAATGGATCTCTATTAAGTTTTGAAAAACAAAACTCTTCAAATTTGGATCTTTCCAATTTAATTCTTGTAGTTATGAATGGAGTCATTCAAGATCCTGGAGTATCTTATGTTTTTGAAGGAGGAACCTCATTTACATTTACAACAGCACCAAAACCAGAAGACGATATCGCAATATTCTTCTATAGAGGAACTAGAGGAGAGGATGATTTATTAGTTACAAACATCTTACCTACACTAGAAAAAGGTGATGATGTTCAAGTATTCAGAAATGATAATATACCCGATACTATTACTCAAGATAAGAGAGTAATTTTCGATCTTTCCTTCTCTGACAAGTTTGAAACTAACTTATATTCTGATCAAGGAGTTGATGAAATAAATGACAAACCAATGTCATGGACAAAGCAAAAAACTGATAGAGTTATAAATGGAGATCTTGTTTATAAAACAAGAGAATCGATAATATCTCAAGTTTATCCAACTGCGAAGATTATTGGAAATGTTAGTGATTCTGATACTAGATTATTTGTAGATGATCCAGATTTATTTACTTACAATCTTTCTGCACCATATACATTTTCTGGAATTTTAGTTGATGAAAAGCAATTATCATCGGCAAATATTACTGCTTCAATTGGTGTAGGAGGAACTATTTCTTCACTGACAATTTTAAATGGTGGTAATGGGTATACTGGATCTACGGTTGAAGTTAAATTTGAATCTCCATTGGTGATTGGAGCAGGTGTTGGTACAACTGCATCTGCAACAGTTACTGTTGGAAGTGGAGGTTCTTTAACTACTCCAATTAACATAATAAATCCAGGATTTGGATATACAACAAATCCAAAAGTTATAGTTTCTTCACCAAATCAAAATATTGAAAATATTATCAAAATAGAATCAATTAAAGGATTCTCTGGAATTATAACTGGAATTACTGCAACAACCAATAGTGGACAATTGGCTCTCAAGTTTAATCTTAAGAGAAATACTACTTTTGGAAATGATTTGGAAGTTGGATATCCAATATTGATCAAAAATACTCATGTAGGATTTGGAGTAACTTCCGTTGATAGTGGAGATTCTGCGGTTGTTGGTATTGGGACAACATTTTTAGATAACATTTATTATGTACATCAAATAACAACTGATGGAGTAAATGGAATCGTGACTTGCAATATTGATTCTGGAACAATAACAAGTGGAATAGATACTAGTGGAGATTTTGTCGGAGAGTTTTCTTGGGGCCTTATGACTACAATAACCAGGTCTTCTTCACCAATTTCTATAGGAGTTACTGGAAAAACTGTCAATATTGGACTTACTACATTCCCAACTATTCAAAGAAGAAATGAGGGATTGAGACAAAATGGTTCATTGCCAGAAAAACTGGATTGATATAATCGATATAAATACCTAAAAACCTATGTAATATGGCTGCTGTAGTAACAGATCAATTTAGAATTGCTAATGCGAATAATTTTGTAGATTCTGTACTGGATACTAATAATTCTTATTATGTATTTTTAGGGTTGTCGAATCCTGGAGGTCCTGGCAACCCCATTGGATTTGGGAGATCTACAACATGGGATGATTCTCCTTCATCTCCCCCAAGTCCAATTGATAATTTTCAGTATTTGTCTCATTATAGAAATACTGCATTATTTGGTAAAAAAATTAATAGTGCAAATATAAGAAGAGTTATAAGAAAAGTTACATGGACATCTAATACTAGATATGACATGTACAGACATGACTATAGTGTTTCGAATTTGACCCCAAATGCTCAAACAGCAAGATTGTATGATTGCAATTATTATGTAATTAATAGTGATTTTAGGGTTTATATTTGTTTGTATAATGGATCATCAGGATCAAATGTTTTAGGAAACACTTCAAAGGACGAACCTACTTTTACCGATTTAGAACCATCGGCAGCGGGTACAAGTGGCGATGGATATATTTGGAAATACCTATTCACGGTTTCTCCCAGTGATATTATAAAATTCGATTCCACAGAATATATTGTTCTCCCAAATGATTGGTCAACATCGACAGATTTTCAAATTCAAAGTGTTAGAGAATCTGGAGATTCTGAAATCAATAATAATCAAATAAAAACTATTTACATTGAAGATGGTGGTAGTGGATATACATCAAAAACATACAATATTATTGGTGATGGAACAGGTGGACAAGTTTCAATTTCATGCAATGCTTCAGGAACAATCACGAGTGCAAAAGTAGTTTCTGGTGGAACAGGATATACTTTTGGAATTGTTGATTTGGAAAGTGTGGATACTGTATCAAATCCAGCAAAATTAATACCAATTATTCCCCCATCAAAAGGGCATGGATATGACATCTATAATGAATTGGGTGCTGATAAAGTTCTAATTTATGCAAGATTTGATGATTCAACTAAAGATTTTCCAACAGATACAAAATTTGCACAGGTTGGCATCATAAAAAATCCACATAAATATAATTCATCCCAAATTTACACAAATAGTACATATTCTTCATTGGGTGCAGTAAAATTAACATCTGTTACCAGCAATCCAGTTGTTGGTGCAGCAATAACACAAACTGTAACTGATGGTGTTGCTAGGGGATACGTTGCTTCATATGATAATGAAACAAAAGTTTTAAAATACTACCAAGATAGATCGTTATATTTTGCCAATAACTATGATCAAACTGATAGAAATGATGTTTCCTCAAAAGGTAAAGTATTGAGTTTTGAATCATCTTCCGAAACAATCATTCCCTTTGGAGGATCAATTGATACTGGATTTAGTGGAATTTCCACAAACATAGGTTCAAAGCAAGTAAGTTTGGGAGTGACATTCAGTCAAGGACTTGCTAACCCAGAGATAAATAAGAATACAGGAGATATAATTTACATTGATAATAGGTCCTTAGTTTCAAGAGACTCTAGGCAAAAAGAAGACATTAAAATCATTCTGGAATTCTAAGAAAAAATGGCACAAAAAACGAATTTAAATATCAATCCATATTATGATGATTTTGATCGTCAGAAGAATTTTTATAAGGTATTATTTAAACCAGGATTTCCAGTTCAGTCTAGAGAACTAACTACACTACAATCAATAATTCAAAATCAAGTAGAAGATTTTGGAAGTCATATTTTCAAAGAAGGATCAATGGTGATCCCTGGAAATATTACTTATGATGGACAATTTTATTCGGTAAAAGTAAATCCTTCACAATTTGGAGTAGATCTTTCCGTTTATATTAATAACTTTTTAGGAAAAGTTGTAGTAGGTCAATTATCTGGAACTACAGCAAAAATTCAAAAAATTGTTTTGCCTGATGAGAGTGACAATGTAGATGATATAACTTTATATCTAAAATATCTAGAATCGGACCAAAATTTTGAATTTACCCAGTTTCAAGATGGAGAACTTCTTTATGCAAATGAAAATGTTGTTTATGGCAATACAACAATATCTGCAGGCACTCCGTTTGCATCATTAATTTCTTCAAATGCGTCATCAATTGGATCTGCAGTATTCATTGATGATGGTGTTTATTTTATAAGAGGATATTTTGTAAATGTTTCCGCACAAAATATTGTTTTAGATTATTATACAAATACTCCATCTTATAGAGTGGGTTTAAAAATTACAGAGTCTCTTATAGACGCAAAAGAAGATGAGACTTTGTACGACAATGCTAAAGGATTTACAAACTATGCTTCTCCTGGAGCAGATAGATTAAAAATAACATTAACTTTATCAAAGAA